AGAAGCAGTAATACTTCCAATTATACCCAAAGCGGCCGTAGCTCGATCGTATCCATCTTTTTTTTTAGGCTCAGTTAATGACCTATATTTTTTCTCCATTTCAATACGACGAATTGCTCTTGATAATTCATCATCAGTCATATTTATTTTTGGAGATTTGTTTTTGCTATTTGTCTTTTTATAATTCAAATATATCTTTATACCATTGGACATATTGGCAACTGTTTTATTGGTACTTGATGAAACGGTTTCTGATAAAGATTTTTGATCTTTTTCCTCTTTACCGAAAATATGTTGATACCATTTCATTCCTTTTCGACCATAATGAGATATATAATTATTTCCATTATATTCCAAAGGATCTTGCCATTCGATATTTATCATTTTTAGTATCACCACCTAAAAGAACATATCATAATTTGCTTTATATGCAACGTAAGCATCCATTAATGCAGCAACACTATCGATCTTACGGTCATGTCTATTTTTATATAATTTAATATTTGCATTATTATCTTCAAGAACGATACAGTTTCCCATTGTGAATTGCATCATTTCCTCATCAAATAAAAGAGCACGATCTTCTGCGAATTTCTTAATTTCACCAAGAGGTACAGATTCGGTTCTTATTCCTTGTATTACTTTTACAACACCAAAAGGACCATTTTCGCTTTCCCAACGCTCAACAAATTCTTTTGCATTATATGGGTCGAAGCCAAGACAACGAACCTCGTAATGTTTATTTATTATAAACTCATCTAAATCCTCATACACAGCCATCATATCAAGAACGGCATCTGGCATTATCATAAGCGTTCCTTCTTGTATGAAATTCTCATACTTTTCACGAGTAGCAGCTGGTAATTTCATTAAAGTTCTTTCTGTTATATAACATCTAGTCTTTACACCAAACTCGGAAGGAGATAAAGGAAATAAAAATGTAAATGCACAGAAGTCATCGCCTTGAGATAAATCGGCTCCCACAGCACATGGCATTTCCCAAAAGGTTCTATGCCTATGCGGAAGAGTTTCTTCATAAGTAAAGAAGTAAGTATAGCCCTCCATCGGCAATCCAAAACGTTTTGCCAATATATCATTACGAGTTGCAGGAGCATTTTCAGCTCTTAAAACTTCTTGCTGATAATCTTCATAAGAAACCGTTTTGCCGAGTCCGGGATTTGCTTTAATCCATTTCGAGGGATCGGAAATTTCATCTATATTATCAAGACAATACCACCAAATGGAAGTATGTATATCCTGATATTCGCCTTTAAGGATGCTAAGTAGCTCCATTTTGACCGTATCGCCAACACCGTTTCGAACAGTACCTTCCGAGCTAATAGCAACTATGACCCAATCACTATATTTTTTAGCACTCTGCTCTAAAGGCGCCATTACATCTTCTCTAACGTCGCCAGAAAGCCATTCATCTATCGTTGCCATCTTACAACGGATACCTTGAAGTTTATCAATGGTCATTGGGCGTATTTCAAGCAAAGATCCGGTTAAGAAGTTCTCAATGCCCTTCTTTGTTGATGCTAATTTCATTCGATTAGCTTTTGAACCTGTGGTATTTTGCAGTGATCCTTCGGTCAAAAACTTAAATAATGGTCCTCTAGATCTAGCAATAGCTGTACGAATTGGCGACATTACTTCTTCAGCTTGTCTCATTGTCGGAGCTGTTGCAACTTGATAAGTAGTTGTTGTATCAACATTAAGAAAGTAATTATGTAAGCACGAAGCATACATAGATTTTGCAGCGCCTCTTCCAACAATGCAATATTGTTTATTTATAAGGCGCTTTTTCACCATTTTTCGTTGCCAAGATCCTTTTCCATTTTCGCCAGGAACGTAGACACTCTGCTCTACAAAATAGTACCATCCAAGAAGATCTTCAGCCCATAATTTGAAATAATCCAAAACGAAAAGATCAGAACCATCAGTAAGCGTTAATTCGTTTTCACAAAATTCGATGAATCCTTCGACTTTAGCGCCGTCATAGTAAACACCGCTATGTTCTATTAATCGGTCTATGCGGTTCATTTGAAGAGAAACTTTTTCATTTACAGTTATTTCTCCTCGTATAACTTTTTCTCTAAATTCGCCATAATATTTTGGAACCGCAGTATTCGATAAAGCCAAAGAGTCCACCTCCTTAGTTATTTACATTGAACTTATAAATGCAACTTTCACAGCGTTTTCACTTAAAGCCGTTTTAGCTGAAATGTTTTTTACGGCTTTATAATATCGGTTTCCAATTCTTCTAAAATTTGGATCTATTTTTGATAAATCAGCAATTTTTTTATCGGAAAAAGTTATTCCTTTCTTAGAAATTCTAGATTCAGCCATTTTGTTAGCTTTTGGTATTAAACTTTTTTTATAAAAATTACTATTTGCGATTTTAATTGCGGACTTTTCACCGACATTAATCTGCTTCTCAATGGATCTCATAAAAACAGAATCAGATTTGGTGATCTTTTTATTTTTGAAACGCTTTTTTCCGCTTCCCTTAGGGTATCTACCGGATCCGGGACCGCCGTGAGAAAGCCATGTTATTTCATTCATTCTTCTTCACCATCAACTTGAATTCGTATTCGCCAAGTAAGCTCATCTAATTCCTTTTGAAGAGCGCTAGTTACATACCCACTATTAGGTGGATCGAATACCAATCTTGTTTTTATATATATGTAATTTTGAGCACCATTTAGTAATCCGTTATGAGAATAATCGGATAGCAAATCATCCCAAGTTTCATTCCCATCTTCAGTTATCTGAAAATCAGGAGAACAAGCGCCTAATTGGCTCAATTCCATTATAGCTGAATTTATGAAAAACAAAAGTTCCGTATTAAATACTGTATAATCTTCAGCTAAACCAAGCATTTTTTTAATAGTGCTAATTATAGACTTATCTGAATATTGTGCCATAAATGATATTCCTCCTTATTTTTTCCAAGGACAAGTATCATTTTTGGTACGAATGATAATTGGCTGTGGAAGAAGTTTTGCATCCCCATAATGAATAGCCTTATGTGTCATATCAGCAACACATACCGTATTTTCAGGATCAAATAATTTAGAGGATCTATTTACTATGTCTTCTTTTGTTATTGGATTTATATGGTGAACGATTAAACGCTCAATAATGTCATATCCGATAACACCCATATCACAAGCATTATCTCTTACTATTATTTTATTACGAAATCGTTTCCATTCTGGACTTCTATAGAATACTTGATTAATCCATCTATCAAATCCAAAAGTTTCAAATCCAACTTTTCCACCAAGTTTGAGATATTCAAATCGATCGTAATAATTATCTATTTTAATTAATTCTGAATAACATTTTATCATTCATTACCACCATACTTTTTCATAGCAGCAATCGCATCTTCATACATTTGTTTGGCATCTTTTTCCGATCTCAATGAATTTATTTTCTCTCTTGTTAGGAGATTTTCTTGCTCAAGCTTTTCTCGTTCCAAGCGTTCTCTTTCAGTTCCAAGCTTAAGAAAATGTGTAATAACTTGTGAACTAGCAGTCCCCTCCATAAGTTGTTTTTCGGCTAAATCTATTGCTAAATTTATAAGTTGATTTTCTCTACCTTCTGGAGTTCGTGCTGGAGCATGCCTAGACGAATTATTAGACATGTGTTTCACTCCTTTATCACACGCTTTATATAATAGGAAAAAATCCCTATAATTATTCGTACTAAGGACCTTGTCCTATTATGTAAAAAAATAAGGAGCCCAGAATTTGCTCCAGGCTCCTTAAGCACGGGGTTTAAGATTGTTTAATTTTTAATTTGAGGCTTCTATTTTACGAATCCATTCGTCAAGCATGCCTCTTTCATGGTCTGTCTGAGCCTCATCATACCAGCCCAAATCTGAGCGTGGACTGCTCTGCTCACGTTAAGGTATTCCTCAGCCGCCGCCGGAGCTCTTATTGTACAATCCCCAACAACTTTTTGCTGTGGATTTGGATTGAAATATATAAATCCCATAATAGTTTCACCTCTATATAGAATAGTTTTATATAACTTTTAGGAAACTTTTTAAAGGCATATGGATAGGAGAAGTGTACGAATTCGAAAATTATTTTAGGAGAATGGAAAAATATATTTAGAAAGGAGGTATCTATATACAAAAAACACTCAACAGCGGACGACCAAGTGTTACGAAATCCATATGCCCATAAAAAGTTCTCTAAAAGTATCCCCCCGGGGATTTTTTGAAG